TTTTCATTCGTCAGAACGTGCCTGCAGGCATTCAGAAAAATGAATCTGACACGACTCATAGTGCCGGTGACATTCTTACCGGCACAGAGTCTTTACCATGAAACTTGAAAGTGTTGTTAAGTATCACAGCCCGCGCTCCGTTTCGCCTTTCACCCGCCAGTCCTCCCGTTCACCTGATGACATGACCGGCAGCGATGTGATGGCTGCACTGGGTATGACACAGAAACGTGCACCCCTCGGTTATTCTGCCTTCTTTGGCAAAATGCAGCTCAGTCACCATGACAGAGACCGCGCTGTAGGGTTGCTCACTGTGACCGGAATGAAGTCATCAGTGCATTATCCGGCCCTCACTAAATTGCCTGAAGATGAGCGACTGGCGGTCGTTACGGTCATCGCGGGGTATGCCTTTCTCGATTATGCGCGCAGCCCGGATACCGAATCGCCATGTCACGCCTGTCACGGCACGGGCCTTCGCAACGGAAAGTATTGCAGTAAATGTAACGGAAAAGGTGTCGTGCGGGCAGCCTGCAAGGACTGCAAAGGGCGAGGGGAAGCGGTTAACCGTGTGATGACACGATTCCAGGGTGTGCCGGTTTATCAGCCCTGTAAGCGGTGTTCCGGGCGCGGCTTTGAACGTATTCCTTCCGCTGTTGTGTTCAGGGCGGTGTGTCAGGTCACGCAGGCTGTTACGCTGGATACTTGGAACAAAAGCGTGAAGCAGCTGCTGGAGTTTCTGGTCGCCGAGCTGCATCGGGAAGAAGCCTGGGCCGAGAAGATGTTATCGCGCATTACTAAATAGCGAGCGATAATTCATGTAGCGATGTTATAGCTCGCTATTTACTTTTCCATTTTTTGTGTTAGATTGGCTCTAACGATGGGTAAATGACCCTCGAGAGATTTCTATTCAGCCCTGGCATTTTGTCAGGGCTTTTTTTATGTCCGGATGCCGTCACTGTATCCTGCTCATCCACCGGCTCCGGCTATCTTTCTCCTATTCTGCGCGGCAAATCCTGATGAGCAAACTCACAACCGGGGTCGCTTACAGCGTATCCGCAGGCGAAGTTGTCCATGGCGTCCTGACCTTTTTCAGTCCGGAAGAGTGGAGCGCCGTCGGCGTTCTTGCCGGTATCAGCCTTGCGACCATCACCTGCATCATTAACTGGTATTACCGGCGCAAGGCGACACTGGCAGAAATCAGGGCGCTGCGCTGCACCTGCCCGGAACAGCCTCGCTGAAAATGGCGATACCGGCCGCGCTGCGTAACAGACTACTGGCTGCAGCCGGTGCAGGTGCCCTGACTCTGGCAATTACGCTGCTCGGCGGTCCGGATGGTCTGGAAGGGCGTCGTTATGTTCCTTATCGGGATGTCGCTGGTGTGCTCACCGTCTGTGATGGTCACACCGGCCCCGATATTGTCAGTAACAAAACCTATTCCGACAGGGAGTGCGACAGCCTGCTTCACGCAGACCTGAAACCCGTTCAGGCCGTCGTTGACAGTCTTGTCATGGTCCCCCTCAGCGATTACCAGCGCGCCGCACTCTACAGCTTTGCCTATAACACCGGCACTGAGACTTTCTCCCGGTCTTCTCTTTTGAAAAGGCTCAACGCAGGCGACAAAGCAGGCGCGTGCAATGAACTGCGCCGCTGGATCTTTGCCGGTGGCAGGAGGTGGAAAGGGCTGATGAAGCGTCGCGAAACTGAGCGTGCACTTTGCCTGGCGGAGAGCAGCGATGACCTTAAGCCGCGTTAAGTGGGGTGCCGTTACCATCACAGGCCTGCTACTGCTGGTCATCGCGCTAAGCGTAGCCCTGAAGCTTCAGTCCTTATCGAAAGTCGTGATCACTCAGCAGAACAGGCAACTGGCACAGGAAAAAGCCTCAGCAGAGATACTCGCGACTAATGTCCTCAGGGCAACAGCCCTCTTCAGCGACATTGCCCGGGCAACTCAGTATGCAAATCAGGTAGGCAATGAAGAAAGCGAGCGCAGGGTGGTGGTTATTCACAAGCTGGTCAGGGGTAACAGCTGTGCCACTGAACCTGTGCCTCGTCCTGCTGCTGACCAGCTGCGTGCGCACCGGGACAAAGTACGTACCGGTTCCGCCAGTACCGATACCGGTGAGTCTGCTGGCTGACTGCGCTGTGCCTTTGATTCCTGACCCGTTGACCTGGGGAGACAGCCTGGAGCTGAATGAACGTCTGCTTAACGCTCTGGAGCAGTGCAACCACGACAAGGCCGCCATCCGGCAAATCGAACGGGAACGGCAGAAATGAATTTCCTCCAGTGGCTGAAAGGCCAGTTTATCCACCCTGAAGAAAGAAGTAATGAAATGTCAGAATCAATGAATGACGAAGTCGTTGAACAGTCCGGATTCTCAGCCGAAGCAGCGCAGATACCCCCATCAGCTTAAGTTAAAGTGGGCGTTCATGATTTTGAAGCTGCGCTGGCGTTTGTTGAATGTGGGGTTGCTCTGCTGGGCGAAGCCGCAAAGGACGATGTGAAAGCACTGGCGATTAAGTATCTGTGAGCAATACAGTGCACCCGTCGTGCAAGGCAGCGTGATCATTACATGGAGCATCAGGTATGATTCTCATCTAAATATCTCAGGATGAAGATAATATGAAAAGGTTCGTCAAAATTTTAGTCATCGGCATTACAGTTCTGGCAGTGCTCGCATTAGCTGTAATGATACTTCTCATATTATCATTCAGGCCTTCGAAAGTTGATGCCGTCCGGGCTGAAGCCTGCCGGCATTATGATAATCAGACCATCATGACTAAGGTTATTCGGGCTAGGACCGGAGATCAGGTTGAATGGAAAAGTTTCTCTGACGCTCAGGACGCCGCTGAAAAAAACGGAATTCTGATTGACTATGGCCAGATGACATTCGGGAACGATATCTGGTTAGTTCCTTTCACTCAGCGTAGCGGCCAGTCAGCTATCGGGGAATACTTTGGTATGCTTGATTGCACGACAGATAGTGTTGAGTTCAGCAAAAAGTGATTTTCTATAAGTAGCAAGGAAGCACTATCAGTTGCATTGTTTATTTCGCCTAATTGCAGCGGCGACAGCTTATGAAAAATTGACCATCGGTCATACTTGCGCCGCTCAACAGGATCATTTCACACTCAGAGAGCGAATTGCAGTCACCGAAAAGTAAAGAGCCGTGCTGCAGCAGTACATCAGTGAGCAGTGCCTGAGATTATTGCGCATATTTAAGTTCCAGCTTAACTCGCAGTAATGCATAATTTTCTGTAAATGTTTCTTGCCTGAGTGAATCATGGAAATTGAGATTGGAAGTTTTACCCGAGTTAAAGGGGAGTCGGTCTATGCTGAGGTAACGATTTACACCGACCCTGACTCAGGTGGTGAAAACGTGTCTTTGTACCTGAAGTTGCCTTATGAAGTGGAAACAACTTTAGCTGAGTTAGAAAAACTGGCTAAAACTGAAGCAATCAAACAAATGAGATCTGCAGCAGACTGGTTAGACAAAAAAGCCGATTAAACACTGCGGCATCATCACAAGGCGCATTTGCGAGTGCGCCTGATGATGAATCTCTCCGACAAGGGATAACGGTTAGCCGCGCTGTAAAACGTCGTGAAGCTGTGAGAAAGATTTGCTTCTCTGGGATTAATCCTGAGTGTAATGTGTAGTTTCCTTAAACATTCGGAGATTACAATGAAAGACGGACTTTATCATGTGAATTTCAAGAGTAATCAGCAGGACTTCGGTGTTGGCATTGTTACTGTTAAAGATGGAAAGGTTAACGGTGGCGATTATGCATACTTTTACCAAGGTGATATCACCGAAGAATCTGCTCTGCTTAAAGTGACTAGGTTCAATGATCAGGCCACCTCGGTTTTTGGCCCAATCAAGGAATTTCATCTTGAGCTAAAAGTTAAGCCTGTCATGGGGTACCACATCCTTGAGGGGCACATCCAAGGACAGCCAGGTATGCAAATTCAGATCCATACAAGGTCGCTTGCGCCTTTGGTGTAATAATAAAGAATTAAATTAAGCCGCCTCCGGGCGGTTTTTTATTGGAGGCGGCATCTAATGTTTAGGGCTTAGGTCTCTTTGGGGTGAGTGTGGGTTCTGGTTGTTGTTTTTCAAAATCTTTTAATATTTCCTCTGCTAGCGGACCAGTTATGCGTTTGCCATTAAGGTAGGCAGCAACAGGCTTACCGTCTACTACCTCAATGTCATACTCGATGCCTTTAAAAGTATGCTTCTCCATCAAATTCTCCATGTTCCATATATTTATGAGAAAAAACTATGGCACTCACCGACAAACAAGAAATGTTCTGTCGCGAGTACCTCATCGATTTGAACGCCACCCAGGCTGCTATCCGCGCGGGATACAGTGCAAAGGCCGCGAATGTGCAGGGTGCTCAAAACTTATCAAAGATTAATATTCAGAACCGTATTTCAGATCTCAAATTAAAGCGTAACGAACAAATAAACATTGATGCTGCATATGTTCTTAACCGCCTGATCGAAATTGACCAGATGGACGTGCTCGACATTATGACTGATGACATGCGCATCAAGCCTGTGTCGCAATGGCCAGCCTCATGGCGTCGATACCTGAGCGGATTCGATCTGGCCGAGATATTTGAAGGCCGGGGCGAAGAGCGCGAGATGGTCGGTATCCTGAAAAAGATTAAGTGGCCGGACAAAGTCAGGAATCTGGAGCTGCTCGGCAAACACATTTCCGTGCAGGCATTCCGCGAGCAGGGTACGACCTCACTAACAGGCAAAGACGGCGGCCCGCTTGAGGTTGCGCTGCTTTCACGCGAGGAATACCGGCAGGCGCGCCGGGAAATGCTGGAGGATGACGATTGCTGACTTTAAGACCGCTGCACGCCGCATAGAGTGTGAAGAGGACGGGCTCTATTTCACCCGTTACTTCTTCAAGCAGCGCAGCGGCAGCAGAATGATTGTCGCGCCTCATCATCAGGTAATACAGCAGACGCTGGACCGGGTGATTGATGGCGACATCCGACGACTCATCATCAATGTGCCTCCGGGCTACACCAAGACGGAACTGGCCACCATCAACATGATGGGCCGCGGGCTGGCGCTGAACCGCCGCGCCCGCTTCATGCACCTGTCCTATTCCCACAACCTGGCGTTACTGAACTCATCGACCACGCGCAGCATTGTGAAGTCTGCTGCATTTCAGGGCATGTGGCCGATGGCGCTGCGCGATGATGCTGATAGTAAAGCCATGTGGTGGACCGAATACGGTGGTGGGGTGTATGCCTCGTCGGCGGCAGGACAGGTTACCGGCTTTCGTGCCGGTCATATGGAACCGGGCTGGCAGGGCTGTCTGATTCTTGATGACCCGGTAAAGCCAGACGACGCTTACAGCGAAACCATACGTGTCGGGGTCAACACCCGCTTCAACGAAACCATCCGTTCCCGTCTGGCCATTGAGACCACGCCCATTGTGGTCATCATGCAGCGCATTCACTACCACGATCTGAGTGGCTATCTGCTGCGCGGTGGCAGTGGCGAACAGTGGCATCATCTGAACCTGCCGGTGCTGATTGATAACAGCGAACAGTATTCAGTGCTGTACCCGGAAAACTCGCATGCGATACCCATTGAACATGGTCTGCCTGACGGCTGGCTGTGGCCCTACAAGCACAATGAATCGCATCGCACCTCACTGTTTTCACACCGGCGCACAGCCGAAGCACAGTATATGCAGCGGCCCCGCCGGTTTAATGCCGACGGTGCACTCTGGACCGAAGCAATGGTGTCCGGTGCGCGTGCGCTGGATATCACCCTGCAGCCGTCCCGGACGGTCGTTGCCATTGACCCGCAGGCCACCAACAGCGAAGACAGTGATGAAACCGGTATTGTCGTGGCGAGCAGTTACGGGCGCGGTAATGATCGGTTATTCTCGGCTGACGCGGATTACTCCGGGAAATACTCGCCGAACGGCTGGGCGAAGCGGGCAGTCCGCGCTTATGAAGAGCATCACGCTGAAGCCATCGTCATTGAAACCAACCAGGGCGGCGACATGGCTGAAGATACGTTGCGCAATGCAGGCTTCCGCGGGCGCATCGTCCGTGTCCATGCCAGTAAGGGTAAGTTTGCCCGGGCT